GGGTGACCGGTCAGCGGCGGGCAAGAAGGCCGCTAACGCTAGGTGGGCTGGGCATTCCACTCAGCGTGAGGGTTTCCGTGAGGCTACGGATGCCGATAAGGCGCGGCTCGCTGAGGTGCATGGTTACAAGGTGCCGGGGCATTGGAAGGAAGCCCTTGTACCGGATGACGAGTCCGCCGGTCTGATTGTTAAGGGCCGGGATCAGAAAGACCAATGGCATTACGTTTATTCGGCTGAGTACAAGGCGGGTCAGGCTGCCGCGAAGTTTCAGCGGGTCAAGGAACTGCATAAGGCTATGCCTAAGTTGGATGAGGCGCTGAAGCGTGACATGGCAGCGGGTGATGAGAATGCTGTCGTGGTCGGCATTATGCGGCAGACGGGGGCTCGGGTGGGCAGCGATGCGAACAATGCGGGTCGGCTAGTGCGGGATCACACGTATGGCGCTTCCACTCTGAGGGCTAAGCACATCACGGTTAACCCGTCTGGCACGGTGACGATCAAGTACAAGGGCAAGGATGGGGTTGAGCAGAAGCATTTGATTAAAGACCCGGTGCTTGCGGCGGCTATCGCGGGCAAGAAAGAAGGCAAGTCGGGTAATGATGCGCTGTTCCCTAACGCTACGGACGGGTCCACGATGGAGTACCTGCGGACGGCTACGGGTTTGCCTAAGGCCAAGAATCACGACCTCCGCACGTATGTGGCTACGGGTTTGGCTTTGACGATGGTGAAGGGTCGTCCGCCTAAGACGGTTAAGGAGTACAAGGCTAAGCGGGCTGCTATCGGTAAGGCTGTGGCTAAGCAGTTGGGTAACACTCCGGCTATTGCGTTGGGCACGTACATTGACCCGGCTGTGTTCTCAGGGTGGGCTAATCCGGAGTGGGGTGTGTGATGGCTGACGAGGGTGTGGCGTTGGACATGGACGCTATTGACGATGCGATGGGGGTGTGGCTTGAGTCTGTTGAGTGGGTGGGGGTGGAGTATGGGGAGGGGGAGATGCCTGATGTTCTTGAGTTGGATTTGATTGAGAAGGGGTCTAGGTCGGAGGCGGGGCGTAAGGCGGCGCGGGCCAGGTGGGGTAACCGTGGCCCGGATTCGGCTGAGGCTAAGGCTAAGCGTTCTGAGGCGGCGCGTCGGGCTGCTGCTACTCGTAGGGCTAAGCGTGAGGCCGGTGAGTCTAAGGGGCCGGAGACTGATGAGCAGGCTGCTGCCCGTATGGGTAAGGAGTTTGAGGCTAAGCGGAACACGGGTGAGCCGATTGACGCTATTCGGGAGGTTGCTGCCCGTGATGACTACGAGGAGTTCATTAAGGCTCACGCTGACGCGCTAGGGCTGAAAGACACATACGACGAGACTATGCGTGAGGGGGTGGATGAGCCGTACGCCTTGACGCGGGCGTGCGAAATGATTAGGGCCAGAGAAAGCAGGCATGAAGATCAGTACATAGCGATGAGCGGGCATGAGCGTGACCTTCTTCGATCATCCACTAATGATTTCCTTATGGATGGCACGGTGATGACTGCTACGCCGCCGTATGTTGCTGTTCGCATCCTTGAGGGTGAACGGTGCAAGTCTCAGTTTGAGACAGGCCGATCTGGCGGTGCGCTGAATCCAAACACCCGAGCGGCGCAAGAGACAGCCATGTTCTACGCGCATCCCGGTATGCCTCCTTCGGCTAGGCCAACATACGGGTATGTTTCTATGGCAGCGCCTACCGCTAGAGGACCGGCTCAATACGGAGAGGTCCGATTTGAGTTGTCCGATAGCGTGAAGAGCCGTGCCACTATGACGATGGGTGACAGTCTTGGTTCGCCCGCTGTGCCTGTGCGTATGGGTTCTCCGGTGACTGAGCGTACGGCTTCTGATTCTATGGGGCATGGCGGGCGCTATGGGCTTGGCACAAACAGTTTTACGTTTCAGCAAATGTCTTACGCTGAGGCGCAGATTCCCGGTGGATGGAATCGTTCTGATGTGACGAGGGTTCACATTCCTTCCGGTGATCGTGGTGGGGATGTGGATAGGGCGGCGGCTGCTGCTGGGATTCCGGTCGAATACTACTAATGTGCTAAACTAGGGTTAGAGGAGGACTAATGGAGAAGGGTGACCTAGTAGCAGTCAGAGAAGGCGGCGACCGCCTCATCTACGACTACACAGACGAAGACGGCTTGGAGTGGGGGCATGTAGAGCGCGGTGACGAGAAGTTCCCCGTCACCCCTGTACTCAGTATCATTGCCAGAGGCTACTGGAATGAGCCGACGACCTGAGCGGAGAGTAATGCCCACCGATCCCGCAGCACACGTGGCCTCTTTGCCAGACGATGAACTTGAGGCTCTTCACAAGCACCTAGACACCTCCGCCGTAGACGATCCGGCTTCGGTGGAGGCTCATCATCTTGTCGCGTCGGAGATGCTGAAGCGCGGCATGGATCACGGGCATGACGGTGAGGACGATTGGTCTGTTGCTGTTGTGGTGATGGATCAGGCTGTGGTGAAGTCGGTTGACGAAATCGGTGTCCCGGCTGGCATGGAGGAGCCACTAGCGGAAGCCCTTGGGCCTAACGGGGGTACGGTCACGGTTCTGTTGACCACTAACGGGTACGTCCTCAAGGCTGAGCCCACCGTGTCCGATGTACACGTGGATGCGATCATGGGCGCTTACCCCATCCGCCCTAAGAAGAAGCGCAAGCCTGAGCCCGACGATGAAGACGACACCGATGAAGTGGAGAAGGCTGAGGGCTACAAGGTTCCTGAGGGTGTGCAGGCTGCTGCCCGCCGCGCCGTGAAGTGGATTGAGGACGGCATGGCAGGGGACGGGTTCACTTCGGTGGGCCGCAACCGTGCCCGTCAACTCGCAGACGGCGGCACCGTAGGCAGGGACACTCTCGTCAAGATGCGGGCCTACTTCGCCCGTCATGGCGCTCAGCGCGGCGGTCACGCTGCCCTTGACGACGGTGAGCCTACGCCGTGGCGTGTGGCTTGGGATGCGTGGGGCGGTGACGCCGGTAGGTCGTGGGCTAACAGCGTCCTGTCCGACATGGAGAAGGCGTATGACCCCATCCTTGACGTGGATGACCGTGGCATCGCCATGTATGAGGCGTATGAATCTATCGCTGAAGAGTTCGGCCCGTGGAGTGCTGAAGAGGCGCACTACATGGAAGCCGACGATAACCCTTTCCAAGATCAGGGGATGAACTGCGCTAACTGTGTCTTCTTCATGGGCGGCGGGGGCTGCGAGATTGTAGAAGGCCAGGTTGACGCTATGGGCTTGTGCAAACTGTGGATCATCCCTGAAGAACTCATCGCCGTGGATGAGGAAGAACTCCTTGAGACGATGGACGAGGACGACCTCGCTGAGTTCGGTGCGTTCGCCGCTGACATGGATGACGATGATGACATGGAGAAGGCCGGGGCTGAGGCTCTTCGTGACTACTGGCGTGAGGGCGGCAAGGGCAAGGTTTCGTGGGGTGCGGGTGGTGACTTCACGGCTTGTGTCGCTGCTGTGTCTAAGTACATGAACCCGGATCAGGCTAAGGGCTACTGCGCTATTCGGCATCGTGAGGCTACGGGCATGTGGCCCGGGGACAAGAAGAACCGGGCCAATAAGGCTGTCGATGCGATTGACGACCCGCACATGCTTGTGATGGACCCGCCGTCTCCGGCTGCCACGTTCACTTTGCCGGATGGTTCGGTGTACAAGTTCTCTGTACCCGCTGTGGCTCCTATCGCTAAGGGTAGCCGTTCTGAGGCGGGGCGTAAGGCCGCTCAGGCGCGTTGGGGTAATCGTGGCGGTGAGGCAGGTTCCGGTGAAGCGGGCGGCGGCAAAGAAGGTGGCACGGCTTCGCGTCGCGCCGGTATGGGTGACGCCGTTCCCATGTCCGATGAAGACTTTGGGATGCTGAAGGAAGGTTCAGCGGGGCCGCATGTGGTGGGCCGCAACGCTGATGGCTCGCCTCAGTTCAGCGCGGAGCGTCAAGCCCTGCATGACAGGATCGTGTCTGAGGCCGTGGACGGCGTTCCCGCTTCTAGCGACCCGACGTATCACATCATGGGCGGCGGTCCCGCTGCCGGTAAGTCAAGCGCCATTGAGTCCGGAATCGTCAATGTGCCGGGTGCCGACAAGGCCGTTCAGATTAACGCCGATGAGGTAAAGACCTCTCTGAAGGACGCTGACAAACTAGAGCGTGACGATTGGGCGGCGTTCACTCACGAAGAGTCGTCTTATGTGGCTAAGCGTATTCAGGCTGCTGCTATTGAGCGTGGTCAGGATGCTGTGCTTGACGGCACGGGTGACAGTTCTACTTCTTCCATCAGGCGCAAGATTGAGGGTGCCAGGGCTGCCGGTTACAAGGTGGAGGGACACTACGTCACGGTTCCTACTGATGTTGCCGTGAGCAGGGCTCAGGCTCGCGGTGAGCGCACGGGCCGCGTGGTTCCGGAGGGCATCATTCGTAAGACTCACTCAGCAGTTTCACGGGTTGCCCCGGAGGTTGCTTCTGAGTTTGATTCGTTTACCCTTGTGGACACCTCAGGCCGCACCCCGGTCAAGGTTGCCAGCACCACTAAGGGCAAACCGATCAAGATTGAGGATCAGGCTTTGTGGGATGCCTTTACGGCGAAGGGAGACGAGTGATGGATTCGCGGCGTATGGAGATGATCGCGGTCATAGCCACTACCGGTGCCGATGCGACCGTGTTGGGGGAGTTGACTGCCGAAGAGCAAGCCCTGTTCGATGAGTTGGCTGAAGGCCCTAAGAACGTGGACATTCCCACGGAGATTCCTGACTTCTTTGACTCCGGGCTGCGGGTGAAGGACACGGAGACGGTCAAGTCTGTTGGCGAGTTTGAGGTGTCCAAGGCCGCTGACGAGGACCGGTTCACGCTTGGCCCTATGTATGTGCCTAACCGGTTGGATGCTCACGCTGAGTGGACCGATGCGATTGAGTTGCAGAAGGCTGTGTGGGAGTACGTCCGTAAGGGTGACCGTCGCATCCGCTTGCAGCACAACCGGGACAAGGTTGCCGGTGAGTGGGTTGAGGTGATGACGTGGCCCCATGAGGTTGAGGTGCCGATGATGCAGAAGAGCGTCACCGGTGAGACGAGCGCCCCTGTCGCCTTCCCCGCTGACACGGTGTTTCTTGGGGTGGTGTGGGAGCCGTGGGCTTGGGACATGATTAAGGAAGGCAAGATTAGGGGCTACTCTATTGGTGGTAAGGCGGAGCGCCTTTACGTGGACATGGAGGACTAGGTGGGTATCGTCGCTAAGCAGTCTGAGCCGGATGTTCCGGTCAGGCCCGGTGCCCGCACTCCGGTCAGCAAGCAGGCCGCTTGCATCTCAGCCCTCCGCATGACTCTTGCCGATCAGGTTACCCTTTCGTTTCTGGCGCAAGGCTTCCATTGGAATGTGTCCGGTCCCGACTTCCCTCAGTTGCATGAAATGTTCGGAGACATTTACGAGGACGTGTATTCGTCTATCGACCCTACGGCGGAGAACATCCGCAAGATGGGCGGCGAGGCCCCGTTCCTGCTGAGCGAGTATCAGCGCCTCACTTCCATTGACCAGATCGGAACCCCCATTGACGCACCGGGCATGGTCCGGTCGCTTAAGTCTGCTAACGCTCAGATGATTGCCACGCTCAAGGACACGTTCGCTATTGCTGACAGCATTAACGAACAGGGCGTCGCTGACTTCATTGCAGGCCGCATTGACATGCAGCAGAAGTGGGATTGGATGCTCCGTGAGACAGCCGGGATGGGTGTCTAACCCCGGTATCGGTAGGCGGTGGACTGCGGAGCATTCCGTAGCCGCCGTATCGGTCGCAGGCTTCTTCGCTTTCGCTTTCGTCACCGGCTGGATCATCGGGCTAGCCGCCGCCCGGTCGCAGCCTTACTGAAACCTCAGGGCCGTTAAATCGTCGTGGTAATCTAGCCATGTTCGATGCGATACCTCCCGGCATCCTATGTGTTGTCGGGGCTCGCTGTCTAGGAGGTTTACGTGGCGCAGCGCCGCACCCGCAAGATGGTTAACCTCGCTATTGAGGAGACTTCCGGTGTGGATCATCCGGCCCATCTGCATGAGGGATGGCTTGTGATGAAGGCTGCCGACCCTGATTCTGTGGTCAAGGCTATGGATAAGCCCATGAAGACTGAGGACGGCGAATCGTACCCGGCGGCAGCGTTCGCTTATGTACCTGATGCGGAGAAGCCTTCCACGTGGAAGTTGCGGCTCTGGGAGTCACCCGATGCGAAGGTGACCCGTCGTCAGGTTGGCATGGCTGTTGCCGCTTTGGGGGAAGGCTTCCGGGGTCAGAAAGTTGAGATTCCGGCAGACGATCTTGCTGCTGTTAAGGGCAAGGTTCGTCAAGCGTGGAGTGAAGTCCACGAAGAGGACGCGGAGATGCCTCCGGTCCTGAAGTCCACCGATGCCCAGGAGGGCCACATGGAGAAGAGCACCGAGGAGCGCTTGGAGGAGGCCCTTGAGGCTCTGTCCAAGGCTGAGGCCCGGATTGCCGACATGGAGAAGGCAGCCGCCCCCTCTGAGCCCGCTGAGGCTACGGAGGAGGACATGCTGAAGGAGGCCCCTGAGGCCGTCCGGAAGGCGTTTGAGGCCGTTCAGAAGCAGGCTGAGGAGGCCGTCGCTAAGGCGCAGGCCGCTGAAGAGGCTCTGCTTAAGGAGCGCGATGCTCGCGCTGACGCTGAGGCTGTGGAGAAGGCTGCTAAGTCTTTCTCGCATCTTGGCCTTGACCCGGAGGCTGTTGGACCGGCGCTTCGTCGCCTTGCCGACACCGATGAGTCGCTTGCTAAGGCCGTGGAGACGGCTCTTACCGCCGCTAATGCGAAGGTTGAGAGCGCGGACATCTTCACGGAGATTGGGCGCACCGCCCCGCAGACCGGTTCTGCCTTCCATAAGGCTGAGTCGATGGCTAAGGCTGCTGTCGCTGACGGCACCGCTGCCACCTTTGAGCAGGCTCTGTCTGACGTGTTCGTCAGCGATCCGGCTCTTTACACCGAGTACCTCGCTGAGAAGAAGGGCTGATCCGTGGCTTACGAGATTAGTAACTACTCGCTGAAGATCACCCTCATCGCGGGGGCTGACCTCAGCGCCGCACAGTACAAGTTCGTTGAGATCGGAACCGGTGGCGTTGTGACCGTCTGCAACGGTGCTACCGATAAGCCGATTGGCGTGCTTCAGAATGCTCCGCTTGAGGGGCAGGAGGCTGAGATTGTGGTTGTGGGTGGCACTAAGGTTGTCGCTTCTGCCGCTCTCACCGTTGGCACCCTCATCGGGACCAACAATGCAGGCAAGGCAGATGCGAAGGTTCCGGGCACCGACACGACTGAGTACGTCGCCGGAACCGTTATCTACGCTGCCGGTGCTGACAATGAAATCGCAACCGCCGTCGTCAACTGCGCTAGCCCCGCCCGGGCTGCCTGACGGCCTGAGTAGAGATAAGGAGCAGTAACGATGGCGCAGCCCAGCATCAACCAGGTTCACATTGACGCGATCCTGACTAACATCTCCGTTGCTTACATGCAGAAGTCGGAGAACTTCATTGCCGATAAGGTGTTCCCGGTCGTGCCGGTGGACAAGAAGTCGGACAAGTATTTCACTTACACGAAGAATGACTGGTTCCGTGATGAGGCGCAGCGTCGCGCTGATGCCACGGAGTCTGCGGGTTCGGGCTACACGCTCAGCACCGCGTCTTACTCGGCTGACGTTTGGGCCTTCCACAAGGATGTGGGCGACCAGACCAAGGCTAACGCGGACGCTCCGCTGAACCCGCTTCGTGAGGCGGCTGAGTTCGTTACTCAGCGTCTGCTTCTTCGTCGTGAGGTGCAGTTCGTTTCCGATTACATGACCACTTCGGTGTGGGGCAAGGATTACACCGGTGTTGCCGGTAGCCCTTCCACCGACGAGTTTAAGCAATGGTCGGATTACACTAACTCGGACCCGATTGAGGACGTAGAGGGCGGCAAGGCCCAGATTCTGTCCACCACCGGTTTCGAGGCGAACACCCTTGTCCTTGGGTATGAGACGTTCCGCAAGTTGCGTCATCACCCGGACATTGTTGACCGCATCAAGTACACGTCTTCTTCGGTCGTGACGAGCGACATGCTTGCTCGCATGTTTGAGGTTGACCGTGTGCTTGTCGCCAAGTCCATCCGGGCCACGAATAACGAGGGCGGCACCGCTGCTTACTCGTTTAACGTTGGCAAGGTTGCGTGGCTTGGTCACGTTGCCCCGAACCCGGGCCTTCTTACCCCGTCTGCCGGTTACATCTTCTCTTGGACTGGCGTTTCGGGTGGCCTTGGTCAGACTGTCGGCGTCTCGCAGATTCGCATGGACGCGCTGAAGGCTGATCGTGTGGAGGCTGAGGTTGCGTTCGACAATAAGGTTGTCGCTTCGGACCTGGGCGTTTACTTCGGTAGCGCGGTTGCCTAAGACCGTCTAGTAGTTTCCAGCCGTAGCGGCGGGGTCTGGCGGGTGATCCTCGCTGGCCCCGCCGCTTGGCACATCTAAGGTTAGGAGTTGGGGATGGCTATTGGGCATGAGCGCGTGTCTGTTGGGACTACGGCTACTAAGTTGGGTGACGCGGAGCGTGACCGTGACGGTTTCACGATCATGGTGCAGAACCCGTCAGGTGGCGCGTCGCTGTACATCGGCGGCGCGGGTGTGACGACGGCGAGTTACGGCTACGAGGTGGTGGCTGGCGCTGAGGTGGGCGTGGAGTTGCTTAAGGATGAGGAGTTGTACGGGGTTGTGGCTTCTGGTTCGCAGACCGTGAACGTGCTGCGGATTGGGGTGTAGTCGTGCGGTTCTTCATGGGTAGTGGTGCGGCTCGCACTTACACGGATCAGCAGATTGCGGCGTTGGTGGATGCTGCGCCGGGTGCGCTGAATACGCTGAATGAGTTGGCTGCTGCGCTGAATGATGATGCGGCTTTCTCCACTACGGTTGTGAACGCGCTTGCTACTAAGGCGAATCTGTCTGTGGTTGCTGACGAGGCGGCTATGTTGGCGTTGTCGGTGTCTGTGGGTGGGTTCGCGTATCGTACTGATGTGGCTTCTTTGTTTATTCTGTCGGCTTCTCCGGCGTCTGAGGTTGCTAACTGGTCTGCTGTTGGGGCTGGGGATGCTGGGTTGAGTGTGTTTCTTCTAGCGGGGATGTGATCTAGATGCCTACTACTGCTGGTGGTTTGCCGTATCCTGCGGGGTCTGATGCGCCGGATGTGCCTGGTGACATGCAGGCGCTTGCGGAGGCTGTGGACACGACGAAGGTTGCTAAGTCGGTTGTGGATGCGAAGGGTGACCTGATCGCTGGTACGGCTGCGGACACAGTTGCGCGTGTCGGGGTGGGTTCTGATGGGGATGTGCTGAAGGCTGATTCATCTACGGCTAGTGGTTTGGCTTGGGGGGCTATTGCTGCTGGCGGTTCCGTTATCAGTACCACAGACATAAATGCTTCGGGTACTTACACGATCCCGGCAGGGGCCACCATGCTTGACATTATTATGCTCGGCGCTGGCGGCGGCGGCGGCGGCGGCGGTAGCGGCACTAGAACGTATCAGCAGGGCGGTGGCGGCGGCGGGGGAGGCGGCTTCTCTCGCTACCTTCTCCCTAAAGGTAATCTCAACTCGGTCGAAGTTATTGTCGGTGCCGGGGGTGCAGCGGGTAATGCGGGTGGCGCGGGTGGCGCGGGTGGTAGCACCGTGGTCTTTGACACTTGGATTGTTGCGCCGGGTAACGGTGGTGCCGCTGGCACGTCTAACAATGCTAGTGCTTCCTCCGCTGGTGGTAGTGGCGGCGAGGGTCAAATAAGCGGCGCGAATGGCGGCAACAATAACAATGCTGGCGGTAACTCATCTTTGGCTGGCGGTGGTGGCGGCGGTGGTGGCTCTCGCACAGGCGGTGTTAACTACGCTGGGGGTAACGGGGGAGGTACGGCGGTAGACAGTATTCAGTTTGTCAATGTTGGAGTATCCGGCGGTGGCACGGGTGCTGTGGACGCAGACGGTACGGCAGGTTCGCTGCCCACGGGCGCTCTCGGCGCTGGCGGCGGCGGCGCCGGTGGCGCGGGTAATACCGTTACTCCCTACAACGGGGGGGCTGGCGCAAGGGGCGGCGGCGGAGGCGGCGGCGGCGCGGGGTTTAACATCGCGGGTGGTGTGGGAGGCCAAGGCGGAGACGGTTTCGTCAGGATCGTGGCTTTGTCGTGAGGAGAGTCATGGAAACTAGATGCCTCATTATTAGTGATGACGGAATGGTGCGTAACGCCATTGTCATTGACTTGTCGAAGGAATGGCGTCCGAATCACGGAACTGTTCTTCCTGTCGAGGACGCTCCGCTAGTCAATGGCATGAAGCCGTGGATTGGTTGGCGTCGCCTAGACAATGACGTATGGCAACGTCCGCAGCCGTTCCCGTCATGGTCGTGGACTGGTACTGATTGGGAGGCACCTGTACCTAAGCCGGAAGGTGAAGATTTCTTCTGGGACGAAGACGCTCAAGAATGGATTGCGGAGTAACTGATGGCTCTTACCCCGAACCTGTCTACCGTCACCGTCACAGGCGAGTACGTTGACGTTCAGGGCAACCCTATCGCTGGGCAGGTGAAGTTCACGCCTCAAGAGATTGTCATTGACGCGGACGAGAATCAGATCATTATTCCGCGCACGGTCACGGTCGATCTTGATGCGAATGGTTCGTTCTCTGTGGTGTTGCCTGCTACGGATGACGCGGACCTTGCTCCGGTGAACTGGGTGTACAGGGTTGAGGAGGCTTTCTCCGGGGGTCGGACGTATTTCATTGTCATCCCGTCGGACCCTAATAGTCTTGATCTTGCGGACGTGGTTCCGGCTGTTGCGGCGGGTTCGGCTGAGGCTGCGACGTATGTGTTGCTGTCGGATTATGTCGCGTTGGAGACGCGGGTTGACACTATTGAGGCTACGACGACGGTGGTGTCGGGGTTGGCTGCTCAGATCAGTAGTGCGGCGTCTAATGCGTCGGGGGCTCAGGCGGCTGCGGAGGCGGCTACGGCGCAGGCTATTCACCCGTTCATGCTGATGCCGATCTAAGGGGGCCTGTCTGTGACTCAGTATGTGGGGCTTGTGTCGGCGGCGGTGTGGACGCTTCTTGAGGAGCGGGTGGATGCTGCTGAGTTGGTTGTCACGCCGGAGGGTATCGAGATTGACCCGCCGTCGTATGACGCGCTCGCTTTCGGGTACGCGGATTATGATGCGGCTGAGGCTGAGTTCGCTACTTACACGGAGATGGCGGCTGGCCCGTATTTCGCTACGGTTGCTTATTTGCAGGCTCAGTTGGTGATTGTGCAGGGGTATGAGACGTTGGCTCAGGCATCTGTGGTGGATGCTGAGTTGTCTGGCGACAGGCTGAATGGGCTTGTGGATTTCCCGCACCCGTTCGCTCTAGGCGGTTTGTGATAGCAACTGGGGTTCATCCCCTATTATTGGGTTACAAGTGAGGAGGCCATCGTGGCTGTTTCATACAAGGTTCTAGGCCAGTCTGCGCCGTCAGCGACTACGGACACGACGCTGTACACGGTGCCGTCTGCTACTGAGACTGTGGTGTCTACCATTGTCGTGTGTAATCGTGGGGGCTCTTCGGGCAGTTACCGTATCGCGGTTCGCCCCGATGGTGCTTCGCTTGCCAATGAGCATTACGTTGCGTATGACACGGCTATTAGCCCAAACTCTACGGAAACTTGGTCTATCGGAGCGACTGCTAACGCTAGTGATGTGATTACCGTCTATGCGTCATCTGCTGATTTCTCTTTCTCTGTGTTCGGCTCGGAGATTTCCTAATGGCATTTCGTCGCGTCGGTGATACTTCAGCAACAGCGCCGGGAGTTCAGCAGTTCACTATGGCTGCCGCTGATACTCCTTACAGAAGGTCGGTTTATCTCGCACCGGGTATTTATGTTGTAACCGTTTCCTCTGGAACTCTTACTGTTGGCTTCTTCGGATCGGACGGAACTAGCCTTGGGACAGGTGCAGCAGGTACTTACACAATCACGGAGTATGTCGCAGAAGTAGCCTTTACTTCTACCGCTATTTCTACAATGACATTGACTTACTCAAGGTCTTACCCCGGAGAATCTGTTGCCGCTGTCGGCACAGTTACCGAATACAACACAACTGGCACTATCGTCATCACAGATAAGTCTCAGGTTGTGGTTGTCGGCGGCGGTGGCGGTGGTGCTGCTGGGTTTGCTGGCACAAGCAACTTGGGCGGCGGCGGCGGCGGTTCTGGTCTACGAGGTGCGCCTCGGTGGTATGGCGCTGGAAGTTATGCCGCCGTTATTGGCGCAGGCGGTAGCGCGGGCTCCTCTAGCAGCGGAGGGGCGGGAGGAACTACGTCCTTCGACACCAACTTTACTGCCAATGGCGGTAATGGAGGTTTGCGTTCCTACTATTATGCGGGTGGTAACAACCTTGTGCCTGCGGATGCGGGCAACGGCGGCTCAGGTGGCGGCGGCGGCGGTGCCGGAACTGGCAACGGAGGAACTGGCGGAGACAATGGTGGTAATGCCGCCGTCCGCCCCAACATAGTAGGCGCACCTAACATCGGCCTTAGCAATAATACTGTGGACCCCGAATGGAATGGTGCGGGTTCGGGTTCGACGTGGCCCACACAGTTTGGGGCTGCTGGTTCCGGTGGCACGGCAAACCTGGGTGGCGGTTTGTATGCTGGCGGTGGCGGCGGTAACGGTAGCGGCAACACCAATGGCGGATCGGGTAATGGCGCTGGCGGCGGTGGTGGTGGCGCTTCCGGTAACTCTAACGCGGGTGGTGCCGGGGCTGCTGGTGCCGTGTTTGTATTGGAGTGGGCATGAGATTCGCCGTAGTCAAGAGTGGCCTGGTATCTAACATTGTTGAGGCAGATTCCGTCGAAGTGGTCAAGTTATTTATCGAAGATTCTGATGAGATAGTGTCATGTACCGAAGAGCGTGGTGTTTGCTACATCGGCGGCATGTATGTGGATGGCATGTTCCGTAAGGTTCAGCCTTACGCCTCATGGATTTACGATGAGCAGATTCAGGACTGGATTCCTCCTGTTCCTTTCCCCAGCGATAGCAGCGAACTGGTTATTTGGGACGAGGATTCGCTTTCTTGGGTCGCTGCACCTACTGAGTAACTATCGGGGGGTAGCATCTGCGGCATGAACATTACTTTCACAGATGTGTTGTATGTTGCCGATGAATACAAGCCGCGTCCTGCCACAGCCATGTTGCCGGATTGGTACAAGGAGACCCCGGAATACATTTCTGGGGAACGGAAGATTGTTGACGGCAGTACACCGCATACGGTGAAGAAGTGCATACCCGTGTTTGATGCGCTGACAGCCGGGTACATCATTCCGACGTATGTGGATGTGCAGGTCACTCAGCGTGACGGTTTGCCTTATTACGAGTGGCCGTCGCAGTCGGCTATTTCGTTTCATCCGGTGGAGCAGGCTCCTGTGCATCCGGCTAGGAATGGTGCGCCGTATCCTAAGTGGACTAATCCGTGGGCTATCAAGACACCGCCAGGGTGGTCGTGTTTGTTTGTGCCTCCTATGCACAACCCGAATGGCATGTTCACGGTGCTACCGGGGTTAGTGGATACGGATACTTATTCGGCTCCCGTGAACTTTCCTTTCGTGTTGGATGATGTGAAGTGGGAGGGCCTGATTCCTGCGGGTACTCCGATGGTGCAGGTTATTCCTATTCGCCGTGAGTCGTGGAAGATGGCTTTGGGTGGGGATAAAGAGCGGGCGGCTCAGGGCAGGATCACGACTAAGTTGCGGGCTTTGTGGTGGAACTCGTACAAGCGGCAGTTCTGGGCGCGGAAAGAGTACCGTTAGTCGGTCTACCCCGTAGAATAGGTGTCAACTAGGGGTTAGGAGCCTTGGCGTGACTTGGACTTACACGGGTGATCCTTCTGTCAGCGATCGTGACAAGGTGCGGTTCCTGATCGGTGACACAGACACGACAGATCAACTTGTCACGGACGAAGAGATCGCGTGGGCTCTGTCTAATACTGATAACAGTATTTATCAGGCGGCGCATGATTTGTGTGTTTCGTTGGCGGCTAAGTTCGCGCGGCTTGCTACGTCTAAGTCTGTTGGGGATTTGTCGCTGTCGTATTCGGATCGTAGTAATGCGTTCTATTCGTTGGCGGACAGGATTCTTGATTTGGCGTCGCGGCGTGATGTTCCTACGCCGTGGGTGTCGCCTAAGAATCTTCAGACGGCTTCTATGCGTGATGAGTTGGGTATGCAGGGCCATGAGTTCTTTACTGGGGTTCACGACAATCAGAGGCTTTGATGGCTATTGCGCGTGATTTCTATGTGATGATGCCGGAGACGGTGACGGTGTATGCGACTTCTACTATGGATAAGTATGGTTCGCAGTCGTGGTCGGGGTCTGGCACTAACTACCGGTGTCGGCTTGTGTGGGATTCGCGTATGGTTCGTGATGCTGAGGGTCGGGAGATTCTTGAGGCGGGTCGGGCTATTGTGTATGGGCCTGCCACGGTTTCGGTGAAAGATAAGTTGACTTTGCCTAATGGAAACTCACCCCTGGTTACAACTGTGGCTACTATTAAGGACGAGAAGGGCGATCATCACACGGTCATAGGCTTCGGCGCTTAACCGGGGTTGGAGTAGGTGTGGCTACTATCAAACTTAAGGGCCTCGCCCCTTTGATGAATGCCTTTACCGCTGCCGGTAAAGATGCTCCACGGTTCGCTGCCCGTGCCTTGTATGAGGAGGCGCAGGAGGCGTTCGTGCTGTCTCAGGCGCTTGTGCCGGTGGACATGGGTGTGTTGCGGGCGTCGGGGCAGGTGCATTTCCCGGTCATGTCGGGCACTAAGGCGATGGTGATGATTACCTACGGCGGGGCTGCCGCGTCGTATGCGATCTATGTCCACGAGATTCCGCCTAACTCTGGGGGCCGTTGGGGCAAGGGCAATAAGCACGCTCCGCCTACCAGATACAAGTATTTGGAGTACCCGGTTAAGCGTTACTCAAAGGACATGGCGGCTAGGATGACTGCACGTGTCCTGAACATGCTGAATAGGAGGTTCACGTGACTGTCCTTGAGGCGGTGGGTGACTATTTGCAGGCGCAGGGTCAGGGCACTTTGGGCACGAATCTGTTTCTCGCGGTGATGCCTGAGTCGCCGGATGCGTGTGTGTGCGTGTTTGAGACTGCCGGGTTTGCGCCTCAGTTCACTATGGGTGCGGGGGCTCTCGCGGTGGATCAGCCGGGGTTGCAGGTCATTTGTCGTGCGGCCCGTGGTGACTATCCGGCGGCGCGGGACAAGGCCGATGCGATTAGGCTTCTTCTGGGGGCTGTTCTTGAGCAGACTATTTCTGCCGTTCACATTATGCGTATCGCTCCGGATGGGGCGGTGCTGCCTATGGGTGAGGACGAGAATGGTCGCCCTTTGGTGAGCGTGAACTTCTCTTGTCAGGTGCGCCCGTGACAGACCCGTATGGGCGTAGCGCGGTCACGGATGAGGCTCCGCGCTGTTGGAGGTGCAATCGGATCATTGCGTTGTCTGTGACTCGTCCGTGGGCTATTAGATGTTCTAGGTGTAAGGCGGAGAACCGGCATGAGTGATCTTGCGTCTGATCTTGAGTCTTTGCTGTCGGAGGTTATTGTGCAGCCTCATCAGAAGCGGTGTTCTATCTCGGTGGTGTTGGAGCAGATTACTGAGGAGCAGCGGGAGAAGTTGGAGGTTCTGGTTGCTCCTGATTGTCGGGTGGCTTCAGGCAAGGTAGCAGCGGTGTTACGCAACTGGGGTTTCGATGTGGGTTATCAGTCTGTGCAGCGGCATCGCAGGCGGCATGTCGGGTCGGGGTGCCTATGTCCGTGAGGGACTTGACTTTGATGGTTATGCCTGACCGCCGGGTGTGGATTGACTCTGAGTCGCTGATTGAGTACATGCGTATGGTTCAGCGGCAGGCGGGGGCTCAGGCTGCTGAGGCGCATGGGACGGGTGATTTCCACGGGTATGCTGCTGCTGTGGCTGTGGACTCAATGATGCAGCAGATGGCTGACAGCCTTCAGGTGACGGCGCTGTCTGCTATTGACCGGATGGAGAAGCCGCGTGTCCCTTGACGACGACCTTGAGTCGCTAGTCTCGCCGGGGCCTACGTCCTCGTATCAGCCCGCTACGGCTAAACCCCCGGCGGGGTGGGAGCCGGGTGTGGCGTGGGACGGTAACGCCGGAACCTTGACGACTAGCCCGATGGATGCTCCGCC